GTACCAAGCAACGCCTGTGTAGTCATAAACTACTGGAGCAACCAATTGATTCATGTATGGATTGATTACCAAAGCTTTAGCCCAAAGTAAATAAACTAACGTAGGATCTACGAAGTCTGGTGTTGGGTTTGCACAACATCCTGTGTAAGCAGAAAGTGTTTGGTAAGCATTGTGATTTAAGAAACGCAATGCCGGAGAACCTTTAACATCAATACGTAAGTAATACGTCTCTCCGCAAAGGAAGTTATAACAGCAATTAGCTTGTACTGTTCCACCTTGGAAACCAGTTGTTGGCAACGCAGGGATTGCTGTTTGTGGTGTAGTTCCTATTGAAGCAACTGATTGCTCAGGAAGACACTGATCAACGCGGTAGAAGTTACGTACAAATTTTGGGTTAATTAACTTAGACTTGTTAGACTCTTTGTATCCACCGTGGAAAGGTCCGATTTTGTCTTTTAATAATACGGAAGCAGAAGCCAAAATTAATGGGCAACAGTTTCCTGTAACACCTGCTGTATCAACAGATAAGTAAGATTTTGCATCAAACAAACCAAAAGAACCTACACCATAATTGGTTGCAGCTACAAGTGGTGTTACATCTCCTAATGCTACAGAAGGTATACCTGCTGTTACAATGAATCCATTTACCAAATTTGGATTTGGGTTTAATGGAGCCGGACCTGAAACCTGAGTTCCTAGGAAGGTCTTTCTAAACGCGTGATTAAAATAAGCCATTTTCTTTTTTGGGTTTTAATTAATAAATAAACATATATGTAATATAACACAATTTTATATCAAATGCAAATAATTTGAGAATTTTATTCTCCCATTTCTTCATCTAACATTCTAAGTGCAATTTTATCTTCTCCAAAAGTATTCAATTTATCAAGCCAAGTTTGAGTTTTATCATGTTCCTCAACCTGTTCTTTTAAATAGGTCATACATAATTGATATAACATATGATCTCCTTCTTTAAGAGCGCCAGATGCCATCACCTTAATCTGCTTTGTTACAACAATTTCATGTTCAAAAGAGTCTCTGATGATTTGAGGTAATCCTGAGAATGTAGTAGGTTGTACAGCTAAAACTGGAACATTAGGAGTAACTCCCATAGCCAATAGATACTCGCGGGCCCATCCTGCATGGGTCATTTCTTCATCAGCATACTTCTGCCATAATTTGGCAGCTCCTGTGTATCCTTCATTGTTCAACCACATTGACATAGAAAGGTAAAGTCGTGAAGACTCCTCTTCTTGTTGAATGCGGTATTGCAAGTTCTTAATACAGTGCTCATCAATCATTGGATTGTGAGTTCTTTTAACAGGTCTTTTTATTGTAAGGTTTGCAGTGTCCATTAGTTATTTCCTTCTACTGATTGTGAATTACGTTGCATTTGTGTCATTGATTCAATATCACCGGCAATTATCTTAGCAGCTTCATCAATTAAAACTTCTGTTAAGTCATCCTTAAACTCACATTCTACATCAACTGTAGATTGAAGTAAAGTGTATGGATCGGTACAACCATTAATTTGTATCTTAACTGGTTGTCTATAATATGTAAACTCTGGATTAACTACTTGGAATAATCCATTGGTATAAATTTGCATCTTATTGTCTTTCATCATGGCAAACGTCTCACCCCACTCAAAGTTAGGTTGCTTGTTTTTGTCACGCAAAAGCTCATCTAAGTTACCTTGTTCTGTCAAATACACAACCATAGGTTTAGGATCTGAGCAGCATTCTGCAGTAGCTTTAATAGAAACTCTTTTCCAACGCATATAATCTGGTGGTAAAGCAGGAGTCTCGTAAAAAGTGATTCTGTCAATAAGTACAATAGGAGTTGAAATTAACAACTTCTGTAAATCATCTACGCGTGATGTTGATTGCTCATCACCCTCTTGTTTCTGATTTACTCCATGTAAATTCCTACGGCACCAGTCAGACTGTCCCTTATTAAAAGCCTCAACAATTTGCCAGCACTGAATATTGTCATAGTCATTGCTGGCAAGTTTGTTAAGTCTTTGCTTAATCTTTATTTGCAGTGTACGGTTATCCACAGCACTTAGTAGGTTTAACTGTAAACTTTGAAGGATCATTTCCTCCACCTTTAAAAATAGTTGGGTTTAGGTTCGCATGCACTTCTGCATTAGTTCCACCAACTCTTCCACCTGGTTTTAAAACAACCTTTGGGAACTGATTTAACATTGGAATTGCTTTCATTGTAGTATAGATTAAATTATTTCTTTTTAGCTCCACCTTTTTTAAACGCAGGTGCAGGTGTTGTTGGCATAAATGATGGGCCTCCTGGTTGACCGTATGGTTTCTTTTTACTATAATCATTGATTACAGCAGCAGTAGGTTGTGTTGGATAAGCTCCACCAAATTGCATTTTACGCTTATCAGCCATATCAGCAAAAGCACCTATTTTATCATTGTTGATTTTATCAACATTGTCAACCTTTTTTGTGTTTTTCATCTTATTTATTTTTAGCCATTTTTTTAAATGTCCTGGCCAACGCCTTACGCTTTGGTGTACAGGTTGGCTTAGACATTGGTGTGCAGTAACCCTTGTGTGCTGGGTTAACTGCCTTTTGTATCCAATTTTTGTCCTTTGCCATGATTACTTCTTTTTAGCCGGTTTGCTTGGTGTTACTTTAGCGGGCATTGATTTAATTGCCCCACCTAATGCTTTAGTCATCATGTTATGATGTTTAACAACATCTTTCATCATTCCTTTATCAGCCTTAAGTGCTTCTGCTCTCTGTAGTGTACGGTGAGCATCTTCTATATCCCATTGGGATCTTTTTGGTTGTGTTGCCATAGCTTTTGTTTCTTTTAACATTTTCCTTTTTTCATAGATCCACCCATTTTCTTGGTAGGGATTGCACCTTTTGGAGGTTTACTTCCTCCTGTAAATTTAACAGCTGCTTTTTTAGCAACTGAAGCTGGTGTATTATTTTTAGGTTTCATCTTATTATTGATTAAAGTGTTTATCAGTTACTTTTGTTAAATCAATTAGAATGTTGTCATTCAATGGATTTTTTAAGAATTCCACACAATCAGAAGCATTACGGCCCATCATTGTGTTTGTTGCAATGTGATGTAAGAATCCATCAGATTTTGGCATAATCAACTTATAGAAAGAAGCATCTTTTACCAAAGCTCTTAATGTTAATGTTTCCATACTAAGTGCAGCTACCTCATTAAAGGTTTCAGCAGCCCGCTTCATACTAGCTTCAATACCTTGACCAGTAATATATTTATCCATGTTGTCATAGATAATATCATTTGGTGTGTGTTTCTTGTACTGAACACTATTAGCATCAACAACCTTAGCTACTAAAAGTAACTTGTTTGTATTTTTGTCAAATAATTTTTGCAATTCAGACAATGCTTTATTCTTGATTTTAGTAACCTCTGTTTTAGTAGATACGGTATCAATATACTTATCTAAGAAAAACTTTGGAGATACTGATCTAGAACGCGCATCATCATAGCTTTTTGCAATAATAGAGAAACCACCCGCCTCAATTGCATACAACTTAATTACGTCATATGGATTTTGCTTAGGTTCTAAGAATACAGGTTGGTTACCACAACGAATTGTAATCTTACCCCATAAATCATCATTGTTTGGATTAAGCATTTTAATCTTATTCCAAAAATCAGGATCTGCAGGATCAACTACATTGGCAGCCAAATCTTGTTCAAGTTGTGCTACAACTGTTCTAATTTCCTTAATTCTAGCCTCACGTTCTTCTTTATCCGGAATAAGTTTTACATCGGGTGAAAACTCATTTAATCCAGTAATGTAACGCTTGATTCCATTTTGTTCAATACAGGCAAGTTGCTCTTCATGAAATACTCCATCAAAAAGGGACATCCCATATTTTTCTAATCCAAGATTAGTAGCTTGTGGGTCAAAGAACGGTTTAATGGAAATTGCTCCAGTTTTACTTACTAAGGTAGGCAATTCTACCATGGTGATTTTTGACATGTTGGTTGGTTTTAGTTGGTTTATTTATAAAACAAATGTAGTAAAAAACTACACTTGGTACTATTATTTTAAATCATTTATGTTATACACATAAAATTCCATTTTAAAGGCATGATTACGTAATACAAGTCCTGAAGGAACATTATTATCAAATGTTCTGATTTGAAATTTATTATTAACAATAGAACTTACTTCAATTTGTTGTGCTCTACTTGGAAGAGCAGAAGGATAAACCCCAACAGATCTTGGATTTGTTACAAATTCAAATGCATTATTTAATGTAATTTCATATACACCTAATGCTAATTGAACTATACCAGATATTACACTAGCTTTTGCACCTACAAAACGACACGGTAAATAACATTCTACACTTCCGCAATCTTGTCCTGGACCACATGGATCACATACAACACACTCATCTCCACCACCTCCGTTTACTACGGTCATCATAGTAACCCCATTTTTGTTACTAGTAAGTGAAAATGCAATAGCTCTATAGGGTAAAGTAGTATTGATTTTATTAATAACGTAATTTACATCAGCAATTCTTGCTACTGCATTATCACTATTTCCACTAAGTGGAAAAATAAATCTTCTGAAATTTGCAATACTATTACTTAATTTAGGGATATACATCTTTTATTAAGATTAAATTATTTTTAACAAGTTGGACAAACTAAATCCTTTTTACTTAAAGGATAGATGTTGAATATAAAAGGCGTATTATTTAATACAAGACCAGAAGGAACTCCTGAAATAAAAGTCTCAATTTTAATTTTGTTACCACCATAGATTTTACTTATTTGAATACGGTGAGTAATATCCTCAAGTTGAGAAACAAACATTCCATATGATCTTGGATTTACCATAAAAGGCATGTTTGGATTAAGTGATACTTCATATACTCCAAGAGCTAATTGTATTACACCGGTAATTACTAAGGATGCATTATTGTTTCTTCCACATTCGCCACTGCGTTCACATTCTGCATTACAGTTTACACATGATGGCCATAAGCTACCACATGCAACACAATCAGGTTCAGAAGAACCACTTACAAATGATTCAAATACAACACCATTATTAGTAGATGTTAATCCAAAATGCACATTTCTATATACATTAAGATTGTTAAAAGAATCAATAACTGAATTTACATCAGCAAGTCTGGCTGTAGCATAATCACCACGGGAACCTAGTATGCGACTGAATCTTGTTGCAACTGATGCTACGTTATTAAGTAATTTTGGGATCATCTTATTTAAGATTATAGGATTAATAAAAAAGAAGGAGAGAGTTTCAAGTCTCTCCTTCTGATTTGTTTTAGAATGATCCTCCTGTGATAGGGTTTCTCATTACAATTTTTAACACTTTGGTTGGATCTTTAACCCAGATCGCTGGCATTGTTTGGCTCATGTATACACGGTAACCGTTGAACTGTCCAGAAGATTGGAAGCCTTGAGTACGTCCCATGTAATCCATTGTACCATTTTGATACCACCATTTCAATTGATTATCCCAAGATAATTTCAACATGAAGATGTTGTCATTTCCTGTATCAGTGATATCAAAGATCACGAAGCTGTAAGAGCTTAATGGATTTCCATCAATGATTGGGTTCTCAATATCATTTGTATGTAAGTTATCAAACGCTGGGTTTAACACAAACTGTACGTTAGCCAAGAATGGAATAACATAAGATGTGAAAGCGAATCCATAGTTCAAGTTCATACCTTGACCAGTGATTGCACCAATACCATTGTTTGAAGCAGCTTGAATTAATAAACCGGAGTTTACAGCCTCACGCTTGATAGCCTCATTTACTAAACGCATTCCACCCATACCTGTTTGTACAATTAATGTACGTTTAGGATCTGGACCTTGGAACTCAACACGTCCAGCGTAGAAGTTATACAACTCTCCACGGAACAATTCCAATGTGAAGTTTGATTTGTTGTAAACACGTTTGAATGAGTTATCCAATTGTTTCCATAAACCTACTGACATACGGATATCATCTGGACCATCTTGCTTAACGCGTCCACCATGACCCCACATTAAGTAGGTTTCAATGTCAGTTGCAATTTTAGTCAAGTGAGCAGACTCCATTGTAGTAAGGAAAGTACGAGTTAAAGTACCGTTTGCAACAGCCTTTTTAACATAGTCTTTACCCATTACAGAAACCATTTCTTCAATCTTAGAGATAGAAGGATCAGCATTCTTGTCAAAGTTTCTCCAAATTTCAGTTACTGGAACTGTACCATCAGCGTTTAATCCGCCTTTAACCATAAGGTCAGCACGAGAAGAAACTGAATAATGTACGTGAGCTTCTGAACCTCCTACGAAGTTATAGAATTCACGGAAACCAGCTTGTGTACGGATATCAGAGAAACGCTCTCCATATTCTCCACGAGCAGAACCTTTACGGAAGATCTTAGTTCCGTTAACAAGGTATTTGTTCTCTAAAAATTTGTAATTGTCATTGTTCACTAATTGAACAGTGTAAAGGAAAGAATCACCTAAAGGTAAGATGTCTTCTGTAGGAACTACGTACATCTCACAACCGTTGTATTTATCATAAGTGATGATATCACCATGACCAAATTCTCTACGGCTTAATTTAATTTTGAAAGTTGTACCATCAATACCTTTTGTAGTATTTTGTGGTTCAACATCTTCAACAATGAATGGAAGTTCTTGAGAAACCGGAGTTTGCCATTTGTACTCACCACGAGCATTGTCAACGTTAATGATATTTTTACCACCGAAAGATGATAATTGGTAAAGAGGCATCTCCACTTTCTGAGCCATAGCCCAAATATCAACTGGACCAAGATCCATTGGTTCTGCATTCTTTAACATGTTTGTGATATGGTATGAATCTATGTGTGAACTAGCATTGTAGTTCGTATCACGCAGGAATATACCATTGTTTAATACTGGAGTTGCCATTTTGTTTTAGAATTTAATTAATAATTATTTATGTTTGTTTGTATTATCTTTTGAAAAAACTTGGTTGTTCTCTTTTAATTGTTTGCTTATTTGACTTTCTAGATGAATCGTCATCATCCTCAGTTGTAGCAGAAGCAATCTTTTTACTTTCTTCTGTTTTTAAAGTACGTACTGTTTTAGCCACACTAGCATCCACTGCTTTGTCTCTAACTTTATTTTTATATCCTTCTGGATCAGCTAGTAACCAAAGTGCTTCAGCAATAAGACCATGATTTGGTTCAACAAATTGATACTTTTCTAATAAGTGTCCTAACAAGTTAGTATTCTTTCCACTTATAGATGGGTAGTTTGGTTGAATCAAACCGGCATATAACATAGATTGTGTCTTTTTATCTAGAGCAATACCATTAATTTCTGCTGGCTCTAGAACTTTGTACACATTATCCATATATGCACGAGCTTGTTTTTGTTGTTGCTTTTGTGCTTCTTCCTGTTGTGCTAGTTTCTGCTCTACAACTTGCTCTTGCATTGCATCCAATTTTGGTTTGAATTTTAAAGCCTTAGCTTCTAATTCCTCATGATTTTTCCAAGAATCAATTTCTTCTTGAATTTCACCAGCATCGCCAAATCTTGTTGCTTGTAAGTAATTACGTACAATTGCTTCTTGATCTTGTTCATTAGTTGGATCAAGTTGTCTTGATTCTTCTACTTGAGCAAGAGCTCTGAAGATTGTCTTCATATCCTGTCCACCATTTGCATGGTATTTAGCTGCATATTGTAACTCTCTTGGCAAAGAATCAAAGAATGCTAAAGGAATTTCTTCTTTTACTTTTCTTTCCTTCTCGTTGAAGTTAGCCATAATAAGGTCCTCGTAATCAGCTTGAGTCCACTTTTCAATTGGTTTATCATCATCAAAAGGAACTAATGTTCCGTTTTCAATAAACTTCTTTGTAAGTTCCATCAGACCGTTTTTATCAACTTTCTGACGGCCTGCTGTTTTAGTTGTACCTGGTTCACCATCTTCATCATCATCTTCTTTACCTGCTGCATCATCACTAATGATATTATCTAGTGTGTTGTTAGCAGATGCTGCTGATACTGGTATGATTTTACCTGCCTCATCTAATTTATCATCATCCCCATCGGGATTGTCAAGGAACTTATCATCACCTTTTTTGGTGAATACTGAATCTTTTGGAGCAGCGTTCATTACACTTTCTGCTCCGGGTATTCCAAGAATATCACTGATATCCATGTCCACTTCTTTTACGACTGTGGTATCGTTTGGTTTTACTTCTTCATTCATTTGTCTTTTATTGTTTGGTTTAAATAACTGACTGACATTAATAATATACTCAAAAATATGTAATTAAACTTTAAAAAGTTGTAAAAAAATAAACATAATATAAAATTTTCGGCATTATATGGCTACCATTATTTTTTCTTTTTAGTTGGAGATTTTTTATCATACTTATTTTTGTTCTCTTTTGCAATTTGAACATCCATTTGTTTCATTTGTAATTGAGTTGACATCTTCTCTTTTTCAGTTTGTAACTTCTGAGAATCATTAAGTACTCTATTTTGTTCTCTAGTTCTATCAAGACTCATTGTTTCTTGGAACTGCGCGCTATCCTGTATCTGTCCTAATGCATCAAGATAATCTGATTGTTGATTTTTATCAATGTCTTGCATAGCTCCAAAGCCTGCAGATTTAATCTCAGCCACAAGTATATCACGTCTTCTGTCCTTTTCCTTCTCAAGAGAATCATGATCAAGTTGCATTTGCTTCTCTTTGATGGCAGCTTCATTCTGAGCCTGTTGCATTTTCTGTTGATTATTATTCTCCTCCTGTCTAATAGCTGTAGTCTTAATCTCAGTCTGCTTTAATACATTAGTAAGCTCACCCATTGAATCAGCTTGCATAATTGTACCAAGGTCATAGATAGATGCTCCAGATGTATTATTATTGATTGCAAGTTTCTTCATTTGCTCAATAATAGCACGGTGATTAGCCTTAGTTGTACAGTAAACATTAATGTCTCGCAGTAATAAGTCAGTGCCGTTAAGTTCAAAATTAACTTTTTCATCATTTGAGGTCATGTATTGTAATCTCAAAGAAGGTTTAGTTGATTGATAAAACTGAGCTAAGTCAGTACGCATTTGATGTACGCGAGGCATTAAGTAATCTGAATGCTGTATAAAGTACATTTCAGTTTGAGCATAAGATCCTGAAACTGCTTGCTCTACACCAGTAGCTGTATCAGTTTGACCAATTTGTTGACCCAGACGTTGAGGTGAAACACCTACTACCTCAAAGGCTTGGCCCTTAAAGTAATTAGCTAATTGAATTCTAGAAAGCATACGGTTAGTTTGCTCAAGATTCATTACTTGGAAATGCTGCATATTTAATGCATTCTCTGTATTGGTAATGGTTGTATCCAACGGCAACATTTGGAAATTCTTCATTGCAACGTAAGCTTTAGCCAAGTTATTCTTACCCCAATCTTCTCCCATGGAGTGACGTGGTAATGCATTTTGGTCAAAGGCAATTACAGTTCCAAGTTCATCAACCAGGATATCAGCAATCTGATTATTCACAATGTTGTATCCAATTTGGAATGGTTTCATCAAATCTACCATTGCAGTGGAGCGCGTGTTACGGTCAGAAAATACTGAACCCTCCACCGGTAACTTACATCCATACAGGGTGTCATCACCTTTGAATTGAAATTTCAGCGGACCTATTTTGTTTTGTTGGATACCAAGATACATTGGATTAACTCCACCTGGATTATTCATACCCCAGAATGATGGATGATTTGGTCCAATCTTTACACCACCGTATGTTTGGTTAATATAAATCCAATCAATATGCTCACCAAAGACAAGCGTGTCTCGTGTTTTATTTTTAATTAGGATATTGTTGTAGACTGGTTTATCAGTTACTTTATATGTTTCATCAATAAGTGTTGATTTAACATTTCCTACATCATCAATTTTTGTTAAATGTCCAACCTTACGTTGAGACTTCCAATATGCAGTAGTTACACGTAATAGGAAAGCCATTCCCATATCAGTATAATCTTCAGTCTGTCCATGTAACCAAGCAATGATGTCACCACCGTGTAATGCATTATCCCACATAGATGTAAACTGTCTATAAGCAAGAGATGGCATATTTGTATTCCAGTCGTGAGACTTAGTTGCGTCATAGAATGATCCGTCATTTTGATATCCTTGAATTGGATAACCAGCAGAACGAACTGGATAAATTGCCTCAAGTGACTCTTGTTGTACAGTAGTCATTAAGTAGCCATATTTATCTATAACATCAGCCACTGTCATCATTTCAGTTTTACCTACCCAGTTACCTTGAGATATATATCTCACATCTGGTGATTTATGGTAGAAGGTCAATACAGGATTCCATAATTCAATGTTATAATCATCCTCACCCATATTGAAATGCCAGAATTCTCTGTCAGTAATTAAAGAATCACGGAACCCGCGTTCTTCAAGTTCATCCATACCAAATCTATCTACGTCCACTTCATACTGATGAGAAGCCCATTGCTCAGCACCACTGCGGTAATCTTTAGTAAAGAAACTTTGAATTTCAGGTAGAGTTTTTAACTTCTCAGGTGCCATCTGTTCCTGCATTTGCTGAGCTACTTCAGGATCATTAGGATCCATACCAGCCTCAACCATTTTAGCATAAAGTTTTTGTTGTGCTTGAGATAATAAAACCTGACTTACTTGTTCTTGTTTTAGGTTCAGTTGTTCATTGTAGGAATATTCATCTACTCCACGGAAGGTTACTTTACTGTTACGTTTAGCAAATTCAGCTACAAGTACATTTACAATATTTGGAATAATAGGATAAAACTTAAGTTCCATTGCTGTTATATCGGTGTCAGCCAATGTTTCAACAACATCTCTCATCTCATTGTCTTCCTCTACAATATAGTCAGACTTATCAATAATACCTTTTGCAAGCTTATAGTTTTTCATCAGCCTGCGGGCATTTCTACGTAATTGTTTTAAACCATTCCATTCAAGCCAATCCATATTCCAGGCAGTCCAGTTCTCATCTTTTTCTATACGGGGTATAAATTGTATAGGTTGAGTAATACTACCCATACGGTTGTATTCAGATTTTGCCCCACTCTTGAGCTGCATTGCATTTAATACTTTCATCTTATCTTAAGTTTTTAAATCCTGATCTTGGTGGTCTTCTATTAGCATTATTGTTTCCCATCCCTATATGTTTAAAGGGAGACTGTACTCCTAATTTAAACAAATTATCTGACTTTTGCAAGTTTTTATCACTCTGATCGTCAGTTCTTTTCCTATATCCTCTGTTAGCTTGTTGTACTTTTGCAAACGCAACTAAAGCCGCTAGAGCTACTAATCTATCCACGTTTACTTTATCTCCGTCTCCATACCCTTCCATTTCAACAATGGCCATTATATCTGGGATGCGCTCAATACCATAAGTAATTTTTACTATGGTGCCATCTTCCTTAGTTTCTGTGTCTAATTCTTCTTTAAGGAATTCTATCAGATAACTAAGGAGATGGGCTTTAAAAAGTGTTCCTGTATTCTTCCACCCGTACGCTTGGTAAACATTCTGATTAGAACCAATATCTTTAAGAAATACAATCTGATCTTTAGGGACTAGATAACGCTGTCTCTTCTTACTAATCATATATGATATAAACAAAGATATATTATTTTCAACAATAGTCCAAGCATTATAAAGCTCTATAATCATAGAGAGCCTTTCATGAGTTTTATTTATATCATCATAACGTCCGCACCAGGCTAATACAATCTTATCTTGTTCAATATAAGTTTGAACCATACCTGCTTTATCAATCCTTGTTACTTCAATCGGATTCTTATAAACATAAATAGAACATAGTGATTCACTAGTTGTGGTCTTTCCTTCTGCCACGGGATCTACGGAAGCATAATAAGTTCCCCATTGAGCTTTTGGGTCAGGTCTTTCATACATAACAATGCAACCTGTTTTATCTTCAGTCTTTTTTGTTATTGGCCATTCTGTGATAGGAATCTTATTAGTAGTTTTTATTTCTGCTATTCCTTCTGAATTACGTTGAATATCTATGAGCTCATACGCGTAATCTTTATCTTCAATACGTCTCCTCTGAGCAGCAAGCAAATGTGTTGGGAATTTAGATATTTTTCTAAATGCAAATGCCTCAGCAATATTACGTGGTCTTTGTGATATCCTGTATTGATATTGTTCTGGAGTAAGGTCCTTTTTCCATATAACAAATTGAGCATCCAAAGCCTTAAGTGCTTCTTCAGGTAGAGAATTACCATAGACATCAATATGGGGAGGCATGCTCCACTGCTCTGGAATAAATAATCCTGACATTCCAATAGTTCCTTTGTCATCAAGGAGATTAGTTTCTACGGCATAAATACTATTTACTTCAGGATACTTGATAATTCGTTCTAGAGGTTTACATTTATCTAACTCTCCCACTGACCCTGCTGCTATAAAAGTTCCTGTTGTAATCTCACCCATTTGAAGAGCGGGTAACAAGAACTCCATTGTAATATCCATAGTTGGGGCAATCCCGGCTTCCTCATAGAAGAAATAGGTACAAGCTCCACCGACACCTGCAGATGCATCCTTATCAAAAGTAACACCCTGAATTGTACCTTTACCTCCAACCATCTCTGGTCTTCCGTTTACAGTCTCTTCAATTTGCTGTTGCCACATCATGATTTTACCTGGATTCATTGGACGGTACCAAGCAGTCTTTGAGTTAAGAAAGGAACGGTATTCATCTAGAAATTTCCAAGTACCTTTCTCATTAATCTTATCTTTAAGTGAAGAACCCATTTTAAGAATAGGTGTTTCCTCAAACCAAAGTTGATTGATCAACTTGGCAGCATGAAAATATGAAGAAGCAATCTGACGTTTCTTGAGAATTCCGGCATGCAGGTAATGTAATTCTGCTAATAATTCATATAGAGCAAGATGATATTGGGTATCCCAAACTTGAGGAAAGGCAAACTTCCTTGCCATTTTATCATTAATAGGAAGAAAGTTTATCCACATGTAATACTCGCGCGGGAGATACCAGGTCTCACCATTATTCTTGAAGATAACACCTGATCTACATTTACGTTTTTGATCATCCCAATATTTTCTAAAATCAAGAGACCCTTCAATAAATGGACAGAAAAAACCTTTGTCATTATATTTACGGGCCTCGGCATTAAATATCTCAGTAGTATCATCAAACTTGTATTTACCTGGTTCTTTGAACAGGGGCTTTACAAAATCAATGAAATCCTGACGGGTAGCGAATTCTGTTATTGTCCAGAAGCCGGAATCCCAAGTTGATACTTCTATAAAGTTATTGGTCATAAGCTTTCTTTCTATCTCC